CATTGTGTTCAAAACGAAAACTAGATGATGGTAGAGATAGGTTTATGTATAACTACATGGTCTTTGCTAAAAAGAAATACAAAGACAAATGGCCAGATCAAGTTGCAAAAGCAAACTATAGTTATCTAGAAGACCCATGGGATAAAACAAAACTAGATTCTAAAATAACTGCATGGAAAAAAGATACTGCAGGTCATACTTGTTATGAAGATCCAATACAAAGTAAATGCATGCGTACACTTTGTTTCTCAAGGCCGTTTGGTGTTAAGTCAGACAGTATTACAATGTTTCCTGACATCACAGATTTTGAAATTATAATGTATGCAGAACCAGAATATAGATTTAATGTTGTACTACCTGATGGAACTAAAGAAGGTGTTGTTGCAAACCACAGAAGATTAATTACAAAACAAACTGAGTTGTTAGATTTGATATGGGAACAGACAGGTATCTACCATGAACCATTAAAACCAAAAGATTTTAGAGCAAAACTAACAGAACTTAGAAAAGGTTCTACTAAGATATCACCGCCAGCAGGCACACAAATAGAAGATAGATTGAATGAAGAACTATATCAATATTGTGTTAATGGGCCACGTGCAAAAAACAGAATACAAATCAACAGTGGTTCTTGTTTGACAGAAGAGGGTTTTCATTTATTTAGATTTAATTCTTTCATAGATCACCTAGGATCTAGTTGGAAAATACCAGAGGAAAGAATAGCACAGAAACTAAAAGATAAATGTCAAGTTGAGTTCAACCATTCATTAAATGTAGATGGTAAAACAATTAAAGTATGTAGACTAAAACAATTACATATAGATAAGATAGAATATAAACCAGTTGAAAGAAAAGAGAGTAACTACTAATGAGATATAAGGTAGTGGGTCCACCAGGCACAGGTAAGACAAGAAGATTGTTAAACGAAGTACAGAAGTATGTGGACAAAGGCACACCGCTAAATCGTATAGGTTACTTTGCTTTTACTCGTAAAGCTGCGGGTGAAGCAAGAGATAGGTTTTTAAAAATAAAAACAGAACTTACAAAGAAAGATATAAAATACTTTCAAACACTACACTCACTAGCATTTAATAGACTAGGTCTTAAAGAAGAAAACGTTATGCAAGATCTTAACTACAAAGCAATAGGTGATAGCTGTGGCATACAAATTAAATACGCGTCATATGAAACTAATAATTGGAATGGTATATTTTCATCTGACAGTGAGTATCTAGGGCTAATTAACTTAGCAAGAGTGAAACAAATATCTGTATTAGATCAGTTAGATTTAAACGAACACTTATCTAAAATTGAAAGAGACAAACTAGATGCAATAGAAAAAGAAATTAACAACTATAAAAAAGTATATGGTCTTATAGATTTTACAGACATGATACAAAAATTTTTAGACACAAAAGATGTGCCAGAGTTTGATGTTATATTTGTAGATGAAGCACAAGATCTGTCGCTAATACAATGGTCTATGATAAATAAAATAGAACAAGATACAAAATGTGATGTGTGGGTAGCAGGTGATGATGACCAAGCTATATTTGGTTGGGCTGGTGCAGATGTAGATTCTTTTATTGACTATGACGCAACAGAAATACCACTTACAAAGTCAGAAAGAGTGCCGAGTAGTATACAGAAAATTGCATTAGATGTCATTGATAGAATACAAGATAATAGAATTGACAAAGAGTATTTTCCAAAGTCTGAATTTGGTGAAATTTACGAAAGATATAAACTATCAGATATAGATATGTCTACAGGTGATTGGTTAATACTTACAAGAACTAAATCATTATTAAAACCAATACCAACTTATTTAAAAAAGAAAGGTTTATTTTTTAATACAACACAAGGAAATAGTATTGGTAAAAGTTTGTATGAGGATATACAATACTGGTCTCAATTACAAAAAAAGATCACTCTTCCTGATATACAATTACAAAGAATTAAAGAAAGAATAAAAGGACCAATGAATCTATCGTTGAAATGGTATGATGCATTTAACAATGTATCTGACAGTCAGATAACTTACATGAAGTTATTGTTACTTAACAATGAAGATCCAACAAAAGAAGCAAGAATAAAAGTATCAACGATACATGGTGCAAAAGGTGGTGAAGCAACTAACGTTGTTTTGTTTTTAAACCACACATCAAATACACTCAAAGGAGCAAAAAAATCTATACAAAAACAAGATGAAGAATATCGTGTTTGGTATGTAGGTATCACAAGAACTATGAAAAATTTATACTTAATAAAATGTCCAAACAAATCTAAGGAGTTTAAAATATGAGCGACGATCCATACTTAAAACAAGTTTCAGGTACACATTATATGTACATGAAAATACAGCCAGCAGAATTTATAAACAAGAATAAATTGCTTTTTGCAGAAGGGAATGCTATAAAATATATATGCAGACACTCTCACAAAGGCGGAGTAGAAGACATAGATAAAGCTATACATTATTTAGAAATGATAAAGGAAAGAGACTACAATGCCGAGTAAATCTATAATTAAAAAAACTATTAAAGTTGAAGATAAGTATACGTTTGACTTAGAGATATATCCTAGATTAGTTTCATGGGAAATATATCCTAAAGATCACCACGCTGCTTTGTATGCTTTTAGTAATAAAGATAAACTAAATAAAATAATAGAAGAAGAACATGTTTATGAACCTAAAAAATAATATGATATTTAAAGCACAAACAGAATGGGTTAAACCTACTGAGTTTCCAGACTTAAGATTTTGTGATGAGATTGCAATTGATTTAGAAACACATGATCCAGAATTAAAAACTATGGGCTCAGGTTCTGTAGTTGGTAAAGGTAAAGTTGTAGGCATTGCAATTGCAACAGATGGCTATGCAGGGTACTTTCCATTCGACCACGAAGGTGGTGGTAACTTAGAAAAAAGTAAAGTAATTCAATGGTTTACAGATATTTGTGCATCTAATTCTACTAAAATATTTCACAACGCAATGTACGATATCTCATGGATTAAAGCTATGGGTATAAAAGTCAACGGAAGAATTGTTGACACTATGATTGCAGCATCATTAGTTAACGAAAACAGATTTAGATATGATCTTGGATCACTGGGTTGGGATTATTGTGGTCAAGGTAAGAGTGAGGCAGAACTAAACAATGCAGCAAAAGAATGGGGACTAGATCCTAAAGCTGATATGTGGAAGATGCCTGCAATGTATGTAGGTAACTATGCTGAACGTGATGCAGAATTAACTTTAGCACTTTGGAAAGTTATGCAAAAAGAAATTATAGACCAAGACCTTCAATCTATTTTTGATTTGGAAACGGATCTTTTTCCTTGCCTGGTCGATATGCGATTTCTTGGGGTGAGAGTGGACGTTCAAAAAGCTCATACACTGAAGCAACAACTAGCATCAGAAGAAGATAAGTTACTCCAAAAAGTAGAAAAAGAAACAGGAGTACAGACTCAAATATGGGCAGCGCGGTCGATAGCCAAAGTCTTTGATAAATTAAACCTGGAATACGAACGGACAGAAAAAACACAAGCGCCTTCATTTACTAAAAACTTTCTTTCTACTCATAAACATCCTTTAGTACAATGTATATCAAAAGCAAGAGAGATTAACAAGGCACATACAACATTTATAGATACTATTATAAAACACGAACACAATGGTAGGATTCATGCAGACATAAATCAAATTAGATCAGATACTGGTGGAACAGTAACTGGTAGATTTTCATATTCGAATCCAAACTTACAACAAATTCCTGCTCGTAACAAAGACTTAGGGCCGATGATTAGATCCCTCTTTATTCCTGAGTCTGGTTGCGAGTGGGGATGCTTTGACTACAGTCAACAAGAACCAAGACTAGTAGTTCACTACGCATCCCTTGATCAAGACGCAAGTGTCTTTGGCGTTAAAGATTCTTACCTACAAGATGACGCTGACTTTCATACAATCGTTGCTAAGATGGCAGACATACCAAGAAGTCAAGCTAAAGTAATTAATCTTGGTTTGTTTTATGGTATGGGTAAAGCTAAACTACAGGCAGAACTTGGTGTATCAAAAGAAAAAGCAGAAGAACTATTTTCTATCTATCACGAAAGAGTTCCATTTGTAAAAAGTTTAACTAAATCTGTATCTAACAGAGCACAGCAACGTGGACAGATAAGAACTTTACTTGGTAGATTATGCAGGTTTCATTTATGGGAACCTAATCAATTTGGTATACATAAAGCTTTACCATTTGACCAAGCCCGCCAGGAATATGGAGCAGGCATCAAGCGTGCTTATACATACAAAGCTTTGAATAAATTAATTCAAGGATCTGCTGCAGATATGACTAAAAAATCAATGTTAGAACTGTATAAAGAAGGAATTGTTGCACACATACAAGTGCATGACGAGTTGGATATTTCTGTAGAAGATGATAAAAAAGCTAAACTTATAAAAGAAATTATGGAATCCGCAGTTGAACTTGAGATACCTAATAAGGTAGATTATGAAAAAGGGTCTAATTGGGGTGATATAAAATAATGTTTTTAATAAATACATATTTGGACAAAAGTAAAATACAAGGTGTTGGAGTTTTTTCAAACGAAAATGTTATGAAAGGACAAAAGATAAAAGAAATAAGACCTGAGTTTGAATTTAGATTTGATAAAACAAATTTACCAAAAATGCCTTTAGCATTTGCTAATTTTATTGAATCTCATGGGTATGAAAATAATAAATATGAATACGTTTTAAGTATTGATAATGAAAAATATTTAAATCATAGCACAAATCCTAATGTAGATGATGATGGAATAGCCTTAAAAAATATTAAAATAGGTGACGAAATTACCATAGACTACAGAGATTTTGATGATAGCACTGAATCATGGCTTACTTAAATGCAAACATACCACCAACTTACGCACAAATAAAAAAGGAGTACTTATATGATCTTAAAAAACATCATGGAGAAGTTGAAGACTGCATTGTGTTTGGTCTTAGCGCTATTTCAGGTCGTGCTATTTTATTCCATGCGATTATGGAGAATGGCGCTGTCTTTTATCGTCTCCCGATATCTGCCTTCATTCAGAGAGGATTTAGACCGGAAGATGTTCCAAAACGTAGACTTGATGAACTTCAGCTTTGGAATTGTTTTAGCTATTATCCTGCTGTTCATATTTGGGATTTATTAGCAGGTACTTCAGGTAAGTACATAGGCAAAGATAAAAAATGGCATCACGGTAAATATTTATTTACCGTTGACTTTGCACATCCAGAGAGTAATATACTAGACGTCGAACATTCTGAAATACCGCACGAACATAAGTGCGCACACATAATTGCATTAAATGATGGTAATTATGCAGCACAACCTAACAATAGATGTATATGGGATTTACCTTCTTTCACTGTGAAAGATAATATTCCTGACTGGAAAGTGCAAACTTCAGAATGGAACGTAGAAGATTCTGGACAATGGAAAACAGAAGACACCGACAAGTTCTTTTACGAAATTGAGGAGAAAAAAAATGATTAAAAGAGTAATAAACAGAGCAACAAATCTGTGGAGAAGATGGGTTGTAGCACCAATTAAAAAGATTTGGAGTTGGTTAATAAGCTGGATTAAATAATATGACAGTGTGTAATAAATGTTTTCACCCATGTCATTGTGGTGAAGACAAAGATTTACATGCAGATGAATATGGCATTTGCACCTGTGAAGGATGTGAATGCAAAGATAGTAATGTAGATAAAACATATGAAAACGAGGTTGAAAAAAGTAATGGAGGCTAATAGGATGAACTATTATTTCACAGGCATACTGATCGTTTTATTTTGTTTATTAGCATTTATGAAACCAGCATATCCAGGTTCAACACAAACTAATACATCAGGATCTAATACTGCTATTGAAGGTGGTTACACATCTAGTGCTACTACAACATACCAATCTGGGTCTAGTTCTAATAGCACAACAACAAATAATTCTACCTCTAACACAAAATCAGCACCGCCAAGTGCAGGCGCACCATCTTATAATTCTATGACACAAGACGTTTGTGCCGTAGGCGGATCATTAGGTATTCAAACATTTGGTTTGGGTGTTAGTGGTGGTAAACATTTTATAGATAAAAATTGTGAAAGATTAAAACTAGCAAGAATATTAAATGACTTCGGTATGAAAGTTGCAGCTGTAGCTATACTTTGTCAAGACGAAAGAGTGTTTGAATCTATGATACAAGCAGGTACACCTTGTCCTATAGACGGTAAAATTGGTAAAGATGCAAAAGCATTATGGTCTAAGTACGATCATGAAAGACCAGATTATGAAACATATATCAAACGTATGAAAGATAGAGCAAAAGCTGACTTAGAAGCACAGAAACAAATGACAAAAGAATTAGAAGCTATGGATAAAGCTACAAAAAACGAACAAATTAAGGATAAAAAAAAGATAGAATGGAAAGACCCTAGATGATAGATAGATTTGTATATAAATTTTTTGGAGCGTTGGATAAAATATGCGGAGTCATAGATAAATTATTTACACCTAAAAGACAGAAAAGAAAATGAGTAAACAACCACTTAACATATCAGAGTCGGCGGCTGTACAGATGCCGATGAAAACCGTAGCCTCATTGATAGTGCTGGTTGCAATGGGTGTGTTCGCATATACGGAGCTTACTTCGAGGTTAGTATCGTTGGAGACATCACGTGAGTTGTTTGAAAATGATTTACTTAAAAAAAGTGAACAGGTGCCCGTGGACCAGGAGCAACATTTTTTACTTGAGGATCTTTATAAGAGTGTCGAGAAGATGGAAGAAACTCAAGAGATGAACATGACAAACAAAGTTAATATAGAATTTTTAAGAGATCAATTAGATCAAGCATTAAGAGATATTGAAGATTTAAAAGATAAAGTAAGAGCAAACGGTAACGGAGCACACTAATGCCAGAGTTGATCATAGCGCTACTTATGATTGTCAACGGAGAGATCAAGGAGCACAGAATACAAGAATCTATGTCCGACTGCTTGAAAGGGAAGAGGGTTGCAATGAGATCGAATAAAAATAATAACATTCAGTACCAGTGCATCAAGTCGATGGCCGAGCTCGAGTCGAACATCGATGGTTCAAAATCAATTAAAAAACTTATATTAAAATGAAATGGTTAGTTACTTTTTTAGTACTAACTCTAGTTATTCTTGGTGCAAAAGCAGAAGAAGTAACAACAGGTAATTTACTTCCAAATGCAGGTAATGGTGTAGACTGGGGGTCCACATCAACAGAACAAATTAATCCAGGCAGTTCCGGCACTGTAGAAAATGGTTCAACAATAAATGGATTTGATGTAACTTGTCTAGCATCACAAGCTAATTGTGGATATAAGTATAGTGTTGGTGGCGACTTTGAAGTTACAGGCACAGCTACATTATCAGTTGATGACATACTACTAACAAACGATACTAGAACACAAGAGATGTTAGACAATGGTATAACTTTAAATAGTTATATTGATGTTGCAAACTGTGATAGCCAGCCAGGTAATTGTGAAGGTAGATCAGGAAATGCAGACTCACACACAGTTACAATAGAATTAAAAGATTCATTAGGTAATACCTTATCTACAACTACACAAACAAGAACAGAGATAGTAGGGTTTCAAGGAAACTGTAATGGTTATCCATCATCTAAGTCTGGAAGTCAAACTGCAGACTGTGGACAATATAACGATCAAGTGATTTATAATAACCATGGATCAAACAAAGTAGATTGGTCTTGGAGTGGTACAGACAACAACACAGGTTCAGGGCAACGAGGTGGCCCTAATTTATTAGGTGCAGCTCTTACAATGACTTACGATACTTCTGTATTAGATGATGATATAGTAGATGAGATTGGTGAAGTGTTTGAAGATTTAGAAGACGTATTTGAATATATAGAGTTTGTAGAAATAGAACAAGTGTTTGAAGAGATGGTTACATTTTTTACTGAGCCACCTGTGCTAGAAGAAATGATGCCAGAAGAGGAATTATCTTTTGAACCTATGTTGATGATGGTTGAAGAGATGCCTATGGAAGAAGAAGCTATGGCAGAAGAGATAATGGAAGAAATAGTCATGAAAGAAGAAGAGATGATAGAAGAAGAAGAGATGATAGAAGAAGAGATGATAGAAGAACAACAAGAAGAAATTATAGAAGAATCAAATGAAGAAGAAATTAAAGAAGAGAAACCTACTAGCGAGACTCCTACAAAGTCCGCTGTTCAAACAAAAAAGATTGCCAAACAAAAAGCGATACAACAGAAAAAAGCTATCGTCAAAAATCTTGCAAAAGTAATGAAAAAAGTGGACAAGGATATAAAAAATATTTCTAAAAATCTACAAATAAAAAATATAATTAAGATGGAAGCTATGACCACGGATCAAGTATCACTCGACCAGTATCAAGCGACTTCGTTTTATAAGCCAAAAGATATATATTTAGATCAATTAAACATGGTAGATAATAGATTAATTTACGCAGATAAGAGTCTTGCAACTTATATTCAAAATGATAAGATGGAGATCAAAGCACGTAAGCTTATGGAGATTAAATCTAGAAAGCAACAGCTTTTAATAGAACTAGAGGTACTTAAAAATGGATAAGAATAAAAAAAACAAAGTAAAAAAAGTAATTAAAGGTTTGAAAAAAGCATCTAAGTTACATGCAGGTCAAGCTAAAGTATTAAAAAGAGTTATAAAAAAATAATGGATAAGATCAAAGGTCAACTAGCAGGCGTAGCCGCATTACTTGGAGTCATCGCAGCAATAGGTGGTGGGTTCGTTAAGTATGGTGAGATTGTTACAAAATTAGACGCATTAGAATCACAAGAACATTCAACAGTTGATACATCAGGTATTGAAAGTGCAATAGCTGTACTAGAAGAAAAAGTTAACAAACTAGAAAATATTGACACATCACATACACATGAACAAGTAGAACATTCACACACTGTTTCTTTAATCAACAAAAAAGAAATAGATTTATTAAAAGTACAAATAGAAGAGATAAAGGTTAGCACAAAAAATCCACTATCAAACTAAAATGAATCTTTCACGTAACTTCACTCTTCAAGAGTTAATTAAATCAGACACTGCTGTTCGTTTGGATATCAATAACAATCCTAACTCAGGTCAGATAGAAAAATTAAAAGCATTTTGTGAAAATATTTTACAGCCAGTACGTGACCACTTCGGTAGAGTAAAGGTAACGTCAGGGTTCCGTAGCGAGCAGCTGTGCCTAAAAATAGGTAGCTCGATCAACAGCCAACATGCAAAAGCTGAGGCCGCAGACTTCGAATGTATGGGAACTGACAATGCAGAATTAGCTGACTGGATTTATGCAAACCTAGAATTTGATCAATTGATACTCGAGTTTTACACGCCCGGCGAACCTAATTCAGGATGGATACACTGCAGCTTTACAACTGACCAACCTAGAAAACAATTCTTACACGCATTTAAATCAGAAGGTAAAACTAAATACAAACCAGTAATAGGAAAGGCGGTCGATCTTGTCTAAAAAAAGCACGATCTTTGCAGAGATAATTAAGAAAGCTAAAATGGTAGATGGAGTTTGTCCACATTGTGAGGACCACACATTACTAATATCAATAGTACAAGATTACTATAGATGTCTAAACTGTGGTGGAGACATTGAACAAAAAGTAAATGGTAAGATAAGTTATCTGCCGATAGATTTATCAGTAGAAGAAATTAAAGATACTCGTGGCTAAAAAAAGTTTTAAATTCTTCACACCTCGTGACAAACCTAAAAAAAGAGGGCCTCGAAAACATAAAAAATCGTTAAATAAGCAGGAAAAACGTCAAAAACGTACGAAAAGATACAAGGGTCAGGGAAAGGGTTGACAATCATATAATATCCTATATACATACAGAATGAAAGGAATATTATGACAGATCAAACAAGATGGGGCATCGATATGGTGCAACAAAAAAATAAACAGAAAGTATACGCAGAGCAGAAAGAAATGAGAGAAGAAGTACAAGACTTTATATCTAACTGTAGTGTGTTTAAATTACAAAAAATGTATGAAGAAATGAAGAGATTAAAAAAATGAAAAAAGAAATTGAAAATACAACAGACAAGGTAAATGTTAAATCTTTGTTTCCTAACATAATTGGTATTAAACATTTAGATTTATCTAAATTAAAAATAACAGGTAAAGAATTTAAAGAAACTTTTGAATCAAAAGTAAAAACTACTTATAATGGTAATACCTTACTTGATAAAGATTCAATAGATTATTTAAAAGAACAATTAAAAGAAACACTTAATCATCTATTAAAACCTTACTGTAAAGTTTTTGTATTTAGTGTATTTGAAATTTGGATAAATAAATATGAAAATAAAGATTATCAAGGAAACCATGTTCATCCAGCTGATTTTTCATTTATAATTTATTATAAAACAGACAAATCATATACAGTGTTTAATTCTCCAGTAAAAAATTTATTAGAAAGCACAGCAAATAAGATATTTAATTTTCAATATGAATCAGATTTTAAACAAGGAGATATGGTAGTTTTTCCATCTTATTTAGAACATTGGGTAAAACCTAATTCTAATAATACTACTGTTTCAGGAAACATAAAAATAATATAAACGAAAGGATAAAAATGAAAACAGTTACAATAAATGTTGATGGTATATCACAAGGTCAGTGGTCTACATTTATATTAGAACTAAATCTAATGAAAAAAGCATGGAAACCTTATGGTGTTAATGTTGAATTAAAAGCACATTCAATAAAAAAAATAATAGAGAAAGGAACTAGTAATGGTGAAGTCCTTAGAGAAGCTAGACGAGATAGCAAGAAAGTACCACGATACCAAAGAACAATATTATAAAGATCTTTGGTTTAAGAAAGTAAAAGAGTATGGATCTTATATTAGTAAACGACGGATTGTATCAGTTAGTGCCATTAACAAAGCAGATGATGGAACATATGTCATTGTTGGCAAACGAGATAGATCTGTTTGATTTGTGTGATATTGTAAGACTAAAACTTACAACATATCATGATTATCCTATTAACGCTCATGTAATGAATGATGGTAGTGGTGATCTAGTTGGTTGTATACAAAATTAAATTCTTAAAACTTTATGTACAAACCATTTTAAAAAATTTTTTATACGTTCATTTAGATATTCATTAAAAAAGTATCGTATAAATCTTACTACAATTAAAACAGGACTAGACAGTACATCAAAAGCAATCAACCCTACATCAACAAATAAATCGATCCAATGATCAACTGTTGACCATTCTTTAAATCGTTGCCATTTGTTTTTGGTCCATTGAATCATATTGTAGTATTTTCTTTGCAGCTAAAAGCTGTAAACATTCTGTATTCGTCCACAGTTTGATCACCCATGGATCTTAATAAAATATCTGAGTAATCGTACCCAAAATAAGCACACTGATGATAGCTATCAAATTCTTGAACAGGAGTTGGCATAGGTTTACATTCGTTTCCTGGAATCTGACTGCAAACTAGCATCAATAAAATAAATTTTGTCATTGACTTTTTATATTAATCTCCTATATAGTCATTATAAATAAATGAAAGGAATCAACATGACTGATATAACTAAATATCGCAATGTTTCTCTAACACATGAAACATACAAGACTTTAATTGCGTTGTCGAAGGTATTATTGCCTGATGCACAACTGTCAATTAGCAAGACTATAGAATCTATTGCTAATGAAAAAGCAAAGAAACTTAACGGAAAGATGAAGGAGAAATAATGTTTACACTTACAGAAGAACAAAGAAAACAACTTTTACAGTATATGTGGGCAAGACCTTATGGTGAAGTAGCGCAACATATTGCAATGCTTGCATCACTAAAACCAACAAAAAGTAAAACAGATGACAAACCTAAAAAAGATTTGTCCTAACTGTCAGGGAAACGGATTTGTCAAAGTACACAAATCCGAAAACCCTGCTAACGATACAGTAATGCAATGTACAATTTGCAATTCGAAAGGAGAAATACATGATAAGGAGTTTGATGAGTATTTTGATACTCACCCTTTGCTTAAGCCACTGCGCTTTAAGCACAACTGACATGATTAACATAGGTGCTGGCATCTATACTGGAGGCATCGATGATAGGTGAAGTTGACATAGCATATATTGCCGGTCTTTTTGATGGAGAAGGCAGTATTAATATCAAACGTGGTATTGAGAAAAAGAAAAAACACAAAGGCAAGGGATATAGAACAAGTAACTCTATGCGTATTTCTATGGAAATCACAATGACAGATAGGTCTGTTCTTGTGTGGGTCCATGAAGTGTTGGGTGTAGGAACGTTAAGACCTAAGACTGTAAAAGGACTTAGAAAAGATGGTACACCTTATCTGCCACAATACAAATGGCGTTGTACATTTAGAGATGCTTATCAAGTGTGTTGTTTGCTTTGGCCTTTCGCTCATACCAAGTTGCCTAAGATACAAGAAGTCATAGAACATTATTCTACACAAAGCAGAGAGAATGTGGTAAACCTGGAAGAGTATAGAAATGTCAAAAATTTACACCAAAATACTTGAAATAATATATAGTTATTCAACTGCCTTGACGTCTTGGTCATGGCAGAAACTATATGGAAATAGAAAGGATGGCTATGGCTACAAAAAAGGAAAAGTGGGACGGTAAGTCTAGACCGTCTACTGAATTATATCGAAAAAGATTTAACGAAATTTTTAAGAAAGAAAAAACCTTACACGAAGAGTTGATGGAAGGTTATGAATATGAAAAGAAATTATACGAAGACTATGACAAAAATGAAGTGGAATAAATTATACGAGTACCCGGCGTCAATGCGAACGTCAATTGAAGGTAAACGTCACTACGAGATAACCGGTAAGAAGTTACCGAGTGTGACTACGATCTTGTCTGCTACACAAAGCGCTGAGAAGATGGAATCTATTTTAAAATGGCAGAAACGTGTTGGCGAGGTAGAAGCAGAACGTGTCAAGAATCAGGCTGCAAGCAGGGGTACTAACATGCACTTACATCTTGAGAGGTATATTCTAGGAGAAGGCCACAAGGACCTAACAGACGAGGGTCAGGTGGCAGGCGACATGGCTCAGGTAATAATTGACAAGGGACTATGTGACATGTCAGAGATATGGGGTTCAGAGGTTACATTGTACTATCCGGGCCTATATGCGGGTGCTACAGACCTTGTAGGAGTGTATGATTATGAGGATTCCATAGTTGACTTCAAACAGTCAAATAAACCCAAGCGTAAAGAATGGGTTGACGACTATTTCATGCAGCTGGGGGCGTATGCTATGGCTCACAATCAAGTTTATGATACAGAAATTACACAGGGAGTCATATTGATGTGTACTCCAGACAATTATTTTCAAAAGTTTCAGATAAAAGGCAAAGAATTTATCAAATATCAGCACAAATTTCTAGAAAGAGTTGATAAGTATTATAATGACCAAAATAAGGCAGATACATAAAATAGCCACAATTGAAAAGTGAGGTTTTATGCGGTTGATCACCAGCCTATAGGTTTTTGGATATTGTTAAATTTGCGATTTGGGTTTAGAAAAAGAGAGGTGATTTGGCACTTTGGTGATCAGCAAGGAATACCAATGGTTTTAGAGCATAGGATTTTATATGTATTATCCTATATATAGGGGCCGCGCGGGTACTTTGGATTTGATTTTTGCATTTAAAATTCTGGAAAACCTATAGGGGTGATGATATGAAGTCAGTATGCCTAAGAAAAGAAGAAAACGAAATACTTTTGAAAGTTCATCTGACATACCTTATC